CTATAACAATACAAGAGCACTTGTTGGTCAAGGTTACTATCTTGGTGCTACTGATTCAGCAACGCCATCTTTAGTATTTTCCAATACTGATGGAACGGCTCGTGCAACGCTTGATTACGCAGGCAATTTAGGTCTGGGCGTTGCTCCTAGTGCTTGGGCGGCTAATACAAAAGCAATTCAATTAGGCCCATACAGTACTAGCTATGGTTCTTTAGCTGTTGATGATTCTGGCAACACCAACCTTTTACAAAATGGATATGAATCTGCCTCTGGTGTAAAACGATATGTAAATAGCAGTTATGCATCAAACTATCGTCAAACTAATTCTACTGGTCAACATCAATGGTTTATAGCCCCATCAGGCACAGCAGGAAACGTCATTACCTTTACTCAGGCACTCACGTTAGAGGCATCTGGTACTTTATTGATTGGCATGACATCGGATACTGGTATAGGTGTTGCTATCTATCCAACTGGAATTGTTAGACACAATACAAATGGAACTGTATTTGAACAATTTAGATATGCAAGCACTGAGGTTGGCTCTATAAGTACAAACGGCTTAGTTACCACCTACAACACCACATCCGACTACCGCCTTAAAACAGTAATTGGCCCCGTGGCTAATGCAGGCCAGCGCATTGACGCACTCCAACCTGTTGAATACACATGGAATTCTAATGGCTTACGCACTCGTGGATTCTTGGCTCATAAGTTTCAAGAAGTCTATGCAGATAGCGTTACTGGTACAAAAGATGCTATTGATGAAAATGGCAATCCTAAGTACCAAGCCATGCAAGCAAGTACATCTGAGGTAATTGCAGACCTTGTTGCTGAAATTCAATCACTTCGCAAACGCCTCGCAGACGCAGGCATCTAACCTTAAAGGAAAATCATGGCTACCACTTGGACAATCTCAACTCTTGATCGTGAAGTCTCCAATGGCTTTGTAACTACAGCACATTGGCAAGCTACAGCAGTAGACGGAGAATTCTCTGCCTCTACCTACGCTACTTGCTCATGGGCTGAAGGCACTCCTGCCGTACCTTACGCAAACCTCACAGAAGCTGAAGTTTTGTCATGGGTGTGGGAGTCTGTTGACAAAGCGGCTACAGAGGCTTCTTTGGCGGCTCAGATTGCTTTGCTGAAGAATCCTGTTAACGCTACAGGAACACCTTGGTAAAACAGGAAGCCACTACCTAAACTTAGTGGCGCATTAGGAGAAAATCATGGGCGAGAAAAAAACAAACCCTGTGACAATTGATGGAGTTGAGTACATTGTTGAGGACATGACACCAGAGCAACAAACCTTGCTCAACCATGTAATTGACTTAGAACGTAAACTTAACTCTGCTAAATTTAATGTTGACCAGTTACAGGTAGGCAGAGATGCTTTTTTTAGTCTGCTTAAAACTGCACTTTCACCAATTACTGATGTACAAGTAAAAGAGTAAATCATGCAAGAAGTAACCCACAAGCAAATCTACGATAGGCTCATTGAAGTTGAATCTAAGGTAGATGAGATAGACAAGAATACTAAAGGGCTTGTAGAGGCTATAGATGCCTTGCAGGGTGCTTTTAAAGTTCTTGGGTGGGTGTCTTCTCTTGCCAAGCCTCTCCTTTGGATTAGTGGTTTGGTGATGGCGGCTGGTGCTGTTTGGCAGACACTGGGTAAAAAATAATGGATTGGCTTGAAGCTGTTATTGCTCTAGCCTTTATGTTCTGTTTTGTGATGTTCTGTAGTCATGTAATTGTGTGGTCATTTCCATAATTTTGTTGGCTGTATCTATTGAGTACAGGTGTGTTAAGTGGGTTTGGGTTGGTGATGTTTACAACCGAAAAGTCTACTGTATTGAATGGAAAAAGGTAGAACGAAAATGATAGACCCATTACAAGCGTTAGATGGCCTACAAAAAGCCATTTCAATGGTCAAGAAGGCTAGTGCTATAGCTACTGAAATAGGTAGCCTAGCCCCAATGATTTCAAAGATGTTTGACGCTAAAAGTCAGGCATCTAAGGCTATGGTCGAGGCTAAGAGGAGTGGTGGCTCTAACATGGGTATTGCATTGCAGATCGAGATGGCCTTGGAGCAAAGTCGAGAATTTGAGAAACAGCTTCAACTCCTGTTCTTTCAGGCTAATAAAGTAGACGTTTGGCAGAAGATTAAAGAGAGAGCGCAGTTGATGGATGTTGAGGATGCTCACATTGCAAGACAGGCTAAAGCAGAAGCAAAGAAAAAGAAAGAACAACAAGAAGAACAGGCCGCCATTGTGATCGGTGCGTTTATCTTGATACTTTTATTTTTGGGCATCATTATTGGAATTACTGAGTTCCAAGAATACTGCTTAAAAGTTAGGTGCGGTCGGTGAATGAGTATCAGAAGACCTTTGATGAATTGCTCAAATGGTGGATAAGGGGAGCAATTGCGTTTTATGCGCTTGGATTTTTGCGCTTCCTGCCTGATGACATCTCAAATAAGATTATGGGTAAACTTCTTGGAATGATTGGACTATAAATGCTTACTTTGCTATCAACTTTAATCTCTTTCTTGATGGGCGGTTTGCCCAAGTTACTAGAGTTCTTCCAAGGTAGGCAAGACAAAGCCCATGAGTTAAACCTTGCTCAGATGCAGATTACTCGTGAGTTAGAACTTCGTAAAACTGGCTTTGAAGCACAGGAAAGAATTGAGCATATTAAGTCTGAACAACTAGAGACTCAAAGTGCTGCCAACACAGCGCAGACCTTGATTACTGCCCAACAAGCTGAGATGCAAGCAGTCTACGCTCACGATACCTCACTTAACGAGGGAACATCTGAGTGGATGAAAAACCTTAGAGCAAGTGTTCGCCCTGTCATTACTTATGGATTCTTTTTCCTGCTAGTTTTTGTTGACGTAGGATTGTTTGCCTATGGCTGGAATCGTGGTGTGTCCTTTACCGAGTTAGCTGAGATGTTGTGGGACTCTGACACCCAAGCCCTGTTTGCTTCTATCATTGCCTTTCACTTTGGTGGTCGGGCTTTTGGCAAATGAATATCTCAGCCAAGTGCTTACACATGATTCGTCACCACGAGGGTGTGAGACAGAATCCGTATAAATGCCCTGCAAAATTGTGGACTTGTGGCGTGGGCCACGTTATGTTTCCAGAGCAAGGCAAGCTAAAGATAGACCAAAGGGATGCTTTTGTTCCCCCACCAGAAGCAATGCGTAAATACAGCATGGAGGAAGTCGATGCAATACTTAGGGCAGACCTTGCTAGGTTTGAGAAAGGCGTGGCTACTTATTGTCCTGTTGCTCTTACTCAAGGACAGTTTGATGCGTTGGTATCCTTTTCTTTTAACGTAGGACTTGGCACTCTACAGAGATCTACCTTGCGCCAAAAGGTACTGCGTGGGGATATGGATGGTGCGGCAGATGAACTCTTGAAGTATTGCATGGCAGGTGGCAAGGTCTTAAAAGGTCTTCAAAAGCGAAGAATTGATGAACGAGCCTTATTCCTTAATTAAAGTGACATAAATAAAAGATTTAATTTCGACCATGCCGAACATTCCTACTGCTGAAGACGCTAAGTTGTTTGCACAAAGTGTCCGAAAGTGGCAGCAGGTGCTAAGTCTTGGTGATTGGAGAATAGAGAAGGGAAGCAAGCCAGCAAAGGCTGCAATGGCTTCTGTTGAGTTTAATGCTTCTGCTAGGTTAGCTACCTACAGGTTAGGTGACTTTGGTGCTGAGAAGATCACACCAGAGTCTTTGGATATGACTGCACTCCATGAGTTACTTCATGTGTTTTTACACGACTTAATGACTGTGGCTCAAGACCCTAAATCATCACAAGATGAGGTAGAAATGCAAGAGCATAGAATCATTAACCTTCTCGAAAAGTTGTTGTCTAAGGATTCCAATGGCTAGTCATAACGAAACGTGTACAGATACCGAGTTCATCCAACTATGGGGTCAACTGCAATCTGCCACAAGAATTGCCGAACACCTTGGAATTGCACTTAGGGCAGTTCATTTGCGTAGAAGGCATATCGAAAAAGAATACAACATGGCACTTAGCGCAAGTGACCCTCGTGGCTTTAAATACGATAGAAACAAACCAAAGTCATTTAGCCCACTCAGACAGATAGACCTTGGCATCCTCGATGGGTGTGTAATTGTGTTCTCAGATGCCCACTTCATTCCTAGTCAGCGCACAACAGCGTTTAAAGGGCTTCTGTACATGATACAAGAGCTGAAGCCCCATGCCATCATCGCAAATGGAGACTGCTTCGACGGTGCATCCATAAGCCGCCATGATGTGACAGATCAACCACAGACCTCTGTTATCCAAGAACTAAAAGCCTGCCAAGGTGCGTTAGGTGAGATTGAGGAAGTGGCTAAAGCTGCGAGGCACAATGTAAAGCTACTGTTTACATGGGGTAATCACGACATTAGATTTGGTAATCGTTTAGCACAACAAGCACCACAGTTTAAAGAAGTTCAGGGGTTTAAGCTGACAGACCACATTCCTGAGTGGGATTTTTGTTGGGCAGTATGGCCTACTCCTGATTGCATCATCAAGCACCGATACAAGGGCGGTATTCACGCTACTCACAACAATACTGTGAACGCTGGTGTATCTATCGTAACTGGACACTTGCACTCGTTAAAAGTCACTCCGTTTAGTGATTTTAATGGCGTGAGATTTGGCTGTGACACAGGAACATTGGCTGAGACTGACGGGCCGCAATTTACCTAT